GTAGTATTAGTCAAGAGACAAAGAATAAATCCTTCTAATGAGCTTATCTATAATAAAATATAGGTAGGCTTAAATTATTGGCATTATTTGCTTGTTGCATAACGTGGAATAAACGTGTAATATGTAATCAAACAAATAAATTCTGGAGGGGGTTACAAATGAAAAAATTAGAAAAGTATGGGTTAAAAGTATTCCAAGTTATTTGGACACCAATTTTTATTTTATTAATGATAGGACTTGCTGCTTGTTTTATTATTCAAATTTGGGAGTATAAACTTGTTGTATTTTGGATGATTATTATACCAGCTGCTTTTACTGGTTTTGATTATTGGTATAAATATTTTAAAAAAAATTGGTAGGAGGTTTACAAATGTTAAAAGAAAGAATTGATAAATTCACTAAAAATATTACAAAAAATTCAGCTGCTACAATAACATTAACACCAGAAGAATTAATTGAATACAAGACATTGAAACTTACTAAAAAATATGAATATGAATTAATAGCTCATAAAGATTTTACAGAAATTAATATAACATTAAAAAAAAGAGTAAGAAAACCAATAATTCCAGAAATAGCTCCTAGAAAAAAAGCTCAACGACTTGATATTTCATTAACTCCTATATCAGATGAACTAATAGAAAAACTAGATGCAAATATTGCTAAGTTAGGAATGACAAGCAGAGCAGAATATTTAAGATTAATAATTGAGGTAGATTTTGCTACTGGATTATTAGACATACTAAGGAGGAAAAAATAATGAATAAAATAGATTTAACTGGTCATAGTTGGGGGTCACTTAATGAAGCAGCAAAAGAACATTTTTTAAAAATTGCAAACCCAGTTGATGAGATGGGAAACAACACAAAAAATCATGGCTGCTGCATAATAGATTTTGATGGTTTAGTTTTTAGTATATCTGGTAGCTTATATAATGATGAAATTAAAATTGATGATGATGCAGTTTTTTATAATCCTAGTCTTTAAAATAAATGTATATAATATAAAGGAACTTCTTAAATGAGGTTCTTTTTTTTATATATATAGATAGAGAACTCTTTTTAATTGGCAAACATTACTACTTGTCAACGTGTAATTAACGTGGTAAGATTAGTATAATAAATCAAATAAGAGGGGGCAACACAAATGAAAAAATACTTCATTAACTGCTTAACAATAGAAGAACTTAAAAAGGAATATAAAAAATTAGCTTTTGCTAATCATCCAGATTTAGGTGGAGACATTAAAATAATGCAAGAAATAAATTTTCAATATGATTTAGCATTAGTAAATTTACAAGCTCAAACATCTAAAGGAATATTTGATGATGAATTTAAAAACATAGTAAATAATATCATAAACTTATCAAATATCAATATAGAAGTTATAGGGTCTTGGCTTTGGGTATCTGGAGATACTAAAACAGTTAGAGCAGAATTAAAAGCTGCTGGGTTATGGTATGCTAGTAAAAAAGTAATGTGGTTCTGGCACACTCCAGAGGATAAATGCAGAACCTCCAGAGGTTCAATACCTATAGAAGATATTAGAAGTAAATACGGTTCAACACTAATCAATAGCAACCATACAACACCTAATAAACCTAAAGGATTAAATTAAATGATTAAAATAATTATTGGATTACTAATAGGAATATCTTTAACATTAGCACTTTTAACAGCTCCATTGATTAAGGTTTCAGATGGTCACATGAGTATAAATGATATAGTTCAACTTAAAATAAACTGCTTTGATTTATGGCAAGATTCAAAAGGAAATACAATATATAATTATTAATAAATTAAGGGATATAGAAATATATCTCTTTTTTATATATATAGAAGCAACCTCAATTAATTGGTAATAATTACATTTGCTTCACGTGTAATTAACGTGTATAATGGAATTAAGAAATAAATTATTGAGGGGGCAACACAAATGATAAAAGGACAATTGAACCTATTTAATGATACAATAGAAGAAGTTAAAAATACTAGAATATCAGTTACAACTTTTAAATTACAATTAGTAAAAGAAAGCTCTGGAAAGTATAACCTAGAATCTAAAAAAATTAGCTCTCCATCAGATTGTTATTATGCAATAGTAGAAATTTTTCAACCAGAAGCAGAAGCAGAAGAAGTTTTACAGATGCTAACATTAGATACTAAAAATAAAATAACTGGAGCATTTACAATTTCAAGAGGTTCATTAAATAGCTCAATAGTTCATCCTAGGGAAGTTTTTAAAAGGGCAATATTAAATAATGCTGCATCAATAATAATTACTCATAATCATCCTAGTGGAGACCCTCAACCTTCTAATGAAGATATAAGCATAACTAAAAGATTAATGGAATGTAGTAAAATATTAGGAATTGATATATTAGACCATATTATAACTGGTGATAGAGGTTATTATAAATCACTCAAAGAAATGGGGTGCTTATAATGAATAAAAAATTTATAAAAGAAAATTCAAAATGCTTCTCTAGTGATTTAAACGCAATTGATAATTTGATAGTAATAAAACATATTATGAAAATCCCAACAATCTCATATATAGACCAAGTATCAATAATAAAACAATTTTTAAATAATTGGTTAAACGTTGAAGTTGTAAGTTGTAAAAAATAAATATGAAAAGAGGTTTTACTAATGGATAAAGAAAAAATTGAAAACTACAATTTGATGATAAAACATTTTACTGAATATACTGAAAAAATTAATGAAATGGATAACGAAAGTATAGTTGAATTTCTTAAATCTGTTATCAGATGGGAAGAACAAACACACAACAATAATGTTAATGAGATATGGTACAAACTACAAGATATTAGTAATTTAGTTAGAAAGGAAATACTTAAAAGAATGAAATAATTAAATAAGAAAAATTAAGAGCTGCTGCAAGGTGGTTCTTTTTTTATATAGAAATTTAGAAGGGAAGTGATTTTATAATGGTAATGGGAAGACCTTTGAAATTCAAAACAGTTGAAGAACTTAAAATTAAAATAGATGCTTATTTTGAAAGTTGTTATATTACAGTTAAAGATGAAAAGGGAATGTTTTATAAAAAGAATATAAGACCTTTGACAGTAACAGGGTTAGCAGTAGCTTTGAAATGTGATAGAGATACACTATTGAATTATTCTAAAAATGAGGACTTTTTCGGTACTATACACGAAGCAAAGACCTTAATACAACAATTTGCAGAAGAAAGTCTGTGGCAGCCTAAAATAACTGCTGGAATTATATTCAATTTAAAGAATAATTGGGGATGGAAGGAAAAATCAGAGATTGAAACTATAAACCACAACATTAATGAAAGCATTGAAAACCTTACAGATACAGAGCTTCAAGCAGAAATTGATAAATATAAAAAGGATTTATAATAATGTCGTGAAACCTTGATTTCACGACATTGAATTGTAAGCCTTTTTAAAGGGTGCTTTATATAGAGGGTATAATCATAAGGGTATATGCAATATAGTAGCAGCAGCAGCTCATTAGACCCTATCATATATGATGCAATACGTTCTATTAATGCAATACAAGCAGCAACATACAAGACCATTCAACATAACATTTATTATATTGAATGAATTATATATAGGTTACTGCTATATAAGATAGGCAAACAAACAACCTCTTTGATTTTTTTAAATTTAATTTTGAAGATTTTTCTTTATAAAGAATATTATGGAAGCAAAAGGTCGAGGGTAGTCGGCAAAACATGGGGGGTGGGGGTCAACTATTTTTTAAATACGAAAAGTATAAAAAATTCTATTGCTCTCATAACTTTCGTTCCATTTATTACCATTTAATTATCCAATGTTATCTAATCTTTATCTAATCTTTATCCAATCTTTAATATAGGAGGACACATTGTTAAACTTTATTTTAGCATCACAAACAATAATAATCCTTTTATTAAGTATCGCAATATTCATATTAACAATAACAAAATGATTTAACTATCATCCTAGTTTACTATTGCAAGTTAAAAAAATATTTTTATTTTGAAGGAGAGTTTTGAATGAATAACAATACAGTAACTAAAGAACAAATCAATAAAATATATAATGATTCCATAAAAAACAATAGCACTATATTCGGTAAATGTTATTTAATGGCTGTTCAATTACCTAGTGGTTTTATAATTGTTGAAAGTTCTGCTTGTGTAGATGTTGAGAATTATAATCCAGTAATGGGTGCTGAAATATGTAAAGAAAGAATAATGAATAAAATCTGGGAGCTTGAAGGTTATAGATTACAGAATGAATTATGTAAGTAGGTGAGAACTTGAAAGGAAGAAAACAATCAGAAGAACTTTTAACTTTATTGAGACTACAAGAAAAGAGGTTACTCCAAAATAATTTTTATTTTTTTTGTAAGTTTTACGACCCAAAGTTTTTCACAGATGGTAAACCTCATTTAAAATTAATTGCAGATTCGCTTCAAGATGTATCAGAAGGAAAAATTAAAATTTTAGCAATTAGTCTACCACCAAGAGCTGGAAAATCTTATATTGTAAGTTTATATTGTGCATGGCTGCTAGGCAAAGAACCTTCTGGAAGTGTAATGAGAAATTCTTATGCAGCAACATTAGCAGAGAAATTTTCAAAAGATATTAGGGATGGGATAGTTCCAAGTGAAAAATATAAAATTGTATTTGATGCAACTATAAGTAAAACAAATGCAGCTGTTGGAGCATGGAGTTTACAAGGTTATACACAGCCTAGTTACTTTTGTGCTGGTGTTGGTGGAGCAATTACTGGTTTTGGGTGTAAAACTGTAGCTATCTTAGATGATAGTTTAAAAAATATTGAAGAAGCTCTATCTGAAACAGTAATAGAAAATGTTTGGAGTTGGTACACTAGTACACATCTTTCAAGACTTGAAACAGGGTGTCCAGAAGTTCTAATTGCTACACGTTGGACAAGGCAAGATATTATTGGAAGATTAACGGATGAAAATAGCGAACAATATAATCCTAATATAAAGGTCATAAGTATTCCAGCACTTACAGAAGAAGGTAAAAGTTTTTGCGAAGAAATTAAAACAACAGCAGAATATTTAGAAATTAAAAGAGTTACAGATGATTTTATTTGGGAAGCAGAATTTATGCAGAATCCAGTTGAAAGCAAAGGTTTATTATATCCAATTGAAGAATTAAAAAGATTTAGTTTAAAAGAAATTTCAACAAAAGATGCTGATGGATTAATTGGTTTTTGTGATACTGCTGATAAAGGTTCAGATTATTTATGTGCTTTGATTGGTAGTAAATTTAATGGATATACTTATATTACCAATATTATATTTACGCAAGATGGAGTTGAAATTACTGAACCAGATGTTGCTCAAATATTAATTGATACAGATTGCACTATTATGAAAATAGAAGCTAATAATGGTGGAGAATCTTATGCTAGAAATGTTAGAAAACTTATAAGAAATAGTAAATGTAGTTGTCAAGTTATAGCTGAACAAGCAACAACAAATAAGGAAACTAGAATACTTATGGCTGCTGGATATGTTAAAGAATTTTTCTATTTTAGAAATGATTATGAAGCTGGTTCTGATTATGATAAATATATGAGACAGCTTACTAGCTATGTAAAACTAGGGAAAAACAAACATGATGATGCTGCTGATGCAACCACAGGACTTTCACAATTTGCGAAAACATTTATAACCAGAAAGAAAATGAAACCTAAGAAATATAATTGGGATTTTGAAAAACCAGAACTATTAGTTGGTGAACAAGATGCAGCTGATAGAAGTTATATTGATTATTGCTAGGGGGTAAAAATGAAATATATTTTAGGATTATTTGATATAGTTTTTGCTATGTCTTTATTTTTCGTCTTAATTTATTCGTATTATTTAGGAGTAAAACATGGAATGAAATTAGCAAAAGGTGAAATTCCTAAAGTTAATCCAGTAGAATCTCTTAAAGAATATGTAAAAGAAAATAATGTTAAGAAAGAATTATTTAAACAATCTGAAAAGGAGAAAAAAGAATCTGATTTAGCACAGGAAGGTTGGTATGGTGAAAATGGAATTATGAATTATGACCCATACAAGGTTAAGAAGGATGGTGAGTAAATGCCTACAAACGTAAATGAAATTCAAGAGGATTATCAGCTCTATGAAAATGGTAAAAACTATAATAGAAGACTATCTCCACCTTATTATCAGACAATTGATATTAACGAAGCATTTTATGCGAATGAACAATGGAGAGGTGTTAAGTCAAACGGACAACCAGCTCTTATAATGCCAATGTATAAAAGAATAGCTGACCATGAAATAGCATCTATTTTATCTAGTTCAATAAAAGCTGTATTCTTACTAGAAAATAAAGATGATGAAGACCCAAAAGCAGAAACTAATCAAGAAAAAGTTGATATGCTTAATTATAAAATTCAAAATATCTGGGAAAAGGATAAAATTGATAGTTTACTTCGTGAATGTTTAACAGATGGTTTTAATTCTGGTGATTATTGCATCTTTACTTATTGGGATAAGAATAAAAGAACTAAACAATATTATGGTAAAAATAAAGATGGTACAGATGCAGAAATTATAGGAGATATTTGTAATGAGGTTAAAGATGGAAATGAAATTATGCTTGGCAATCCAAATGATAGGAATATACAGAAGCAACCTTACATTTTGGTTATAGGCAGAGCAATTGTTTCTGAATTGCAAGATGAAGCTAAAGCTAATGGTGTTCCTGAAAAAGAATACCTGAATATCAATAGTGATTTAGATTATCAAGAAACTGCTGGAGTTAGAGGAAAGGTAGAACTCGATAATGTAACTGGTAAAACTGATAAATGTTTATACATTATTAAATTCTGGAAAAAAGACGGAATTATAAACTATAGAAAATCTACTAAATTTTGTACAATAATTGATAACGTAGATATGGGTTTACATAGATACCCTATTGCTTGGGGTAACTGGACTAAACGTAAAAATTCATATCATGGTGAAGCTGCTGGAACTGCAATAGTACCTAATCAAATTGCAATAAACCAGATGTACAGCAATATTGTATATCATTTAAGAATGACAGCTTTTGGAAAAGTAATTTATGATAGTTCAAGAATTGCATCTTGGAATAATGCTATTGGTTCAGCAATTGGAGTTGAAGGAAATATTGAAGGAGCTGTTCAACAACTACAAGCTGGTCAAATGAATACTAATATGTTTGGGTTTATAAGTGATATGTT